AAACACCGTGGCTGATGGCCTCCGCGTAAAGATCGCTCGTGTGGGTCCCACAGGTACCGTTGAGACCGTTTATGGTTACGGCACCCTGATGGGCTACAGCGAGTCTAACGAAGTGACCAGCATCGTGTCCTGGGAGTGCTCCCTGAGCGGCTACGGCGCCTACGTCGTTGAGCTCGACGAAAACGTTGGTAATTAGTTGACTGGAGGTATCGCTGGGCTGGACAATCTGACAACTACGACTCCGTTCGATACTGTCAGTGGCACAGCCCTCGCCGCCTCTGCTACCACTGGTGGCGCTGTCGTTGCCGTCAATACCGACGGAGCTGGCAACGTCACCGCAGTTGGAACCAACACTCCTGGTTCTGGCTACACAGTGGGCGAAGTCGTCACCTTCACCGAGGATGGTGGAGCTGGTGTCTTTACCGCAGAGGTTACAGCTATTTCGTAACCGCGATACTTACGGCGAAGAATACCCAAGGGGCCTTAATCAAGCCCCTTTTTTCATGGAAACCTATCTGTAGCTTTCGTGGTTTTGCGTGGATCAGTTAAAACTCGACCTAGTACTTGACTCTAGCAACGCAACACAGTCAAGCAATAAGTTTTTTGCTACCTTTGAGCAGAACGTAGCTAACCTCAACCGTCAGCTCGATAACGTCAGTAATCCCCGCAACATCCAGTTTAAGGTCGTAGGCCAGCAGACGCTTGATCAGGCGGCCTCGAAGATGAACAATATAGATACGAATACCAGGAAGGTCAAAGATAGGGTTGCGGCACTCAATGGAGAATGGGAACAGACTCCGAATAAAATCAGGGGTCAGGTTAAATACCTAGAAGAGGTTCGAGGTAGAACGAAGAAGTACTCGGACGACACAGGGGTCATTTCAAAAGGCTGGATCAAGGTCAATGAGAGGGTTCAGGAAGGACTGAGTCTTCTTAGACAGAAGACCAACGGCGGTTTCTTGGATCAAGCGAACGCTATGACAGGCACCCTCCAAGGGAAGGTCCAAACTCTTAACGGAGAATGGGGGAAGACACCAGCTCAGATCCGAGGGCAGGTTACATGGCTAAGGGAAGTGCTGGATAGAACTACTAAATACAACACGAAAACTGGAGAATTAACACCTCAGTGGACCAGAGTCAACGGCAAGGTGCAAGAAGGCTTAAGACTCCTCAGGCAAAAGACAAACGGCGGCTTCCTGGAGCAGACCAAAAAACTGTTGTCACCAATGACGGCCAAGTTCGCGCTTGCAAACATTGCGGCATCCCTGTTTCAAAAAGCTTTAGAGGCTATCGTTACCAGTGCTGTTAATGTGGGGATGCAGGCCGTGCAACGGGCTGCTGACATCCAGGCCCTAAAGCTAGCACTTGAGGGAGTGGTCCCAGTGGGTACCAATGTCAATGACATCCTCAAGGCCGCTGTAACCGACTCCTTGGCGTACGGAACCAGTCTACAGGGTGTTGAAAAGGCTTACCAAAGATTGACGCCAGTTATTACCGCCTCTGGCGGCACGATGCAGGACGTAAGAGACGTTATCGTCTCACTTGCTGCAAGGTCTACCGAGCTTGGCCTTAATACCGAGCAATCTAAAAGGTACATGGAAGCTTTCGCTCAGGTTATGGGTAAAGGCAGGCTCCAGGCAGAAGAACTTAACCAGCAGTTTGCTGAATTGGACGGTGCTCTCAGGGTTCAAATTGCCAAATACCTAGAGGCAGAGTACGGGATTAAAGACTTGAATAAGGCGATGGCCGATGGGCGCATCACTGCAGATATGTTCAGGGAAGGTTTTGTTGCGATCAGCGAAGGTGCGGTCGAAAGACTCAAAAAACAGATCGGAGATTTGAATAAAAACGTCTTTACCTTAGGGGAAGTTGGCGGTGTAACCATCAACCAGCTTAATCAGCAGCTCAACACACTGTGGCAAATTGGCTTGACGAATGTGTCGCAAGCCTTCGATGGTCTTACTGAGTTCGTGTACGCAAGCGCTACGGCTGTACTTACTTTCATAGCAACCTTCCCAGAGAAGTTTCCTGCTGCTATGACGCTTGTTGAGACACTTTCCGATGCTCTTGGTGGTACCCTCTACGGTGCGATCACCCTCCTTGTCCAGGCGGGGAACCTCGCTGGAGCGTCATTTGAGGGATTGGCTCAGTCCATGACGACTATGTTCTTTCCAATGAAGAGGGTTTTTGACTTTGCGATGGAGAGACTAGGACCCTTCAGGCAAGGAGTCGAGCAGCTAGGGAAAGCCTGGAATTGGATGGCAGGGATATTGCCTGGGGTGAATGATGCAACAAATGACCTCTCTAACTCTAGTCAAATACTCACTACGGAACTGAATAACGAAGAGATTACTCTGGGTGGATTGAAACAAGCGCTTGACGAGACCAGGATAACGAGCGAACAGTACGACCAGGCTGTGCAGGATCTAGCCCAAGCTGAAGAGGAGGTCGTTAGAAACAGCTACATCCAAGAACTTGAGAACAGGAAGACTGCCCTGAAAAAACAAATCGAGAAAGAGAAAGAACTGCAAGGGGCGATTAGGGAGAAAATCCGAGAAGAGAAAGAGCAGTTCAGAGGGCTTGAAACGAAAATTCGAGAACGCTACAACAACGAGATCACTCAGATCAGGACTGCAAAGAACGAGGCCCTCGCTAAGCTGGATGCGGAACTGGGCAGGCTGAATGCAATGACCCCTGTGCAGGAACGCCTGCAGGAAATCAGAAAACAGAAACTCATTGATCAGCTGGAGGCAGGGAATCTAACCGAGGAGGAGAGACTGCTCTTGGTCGACCAGTTAGAAGAGATGGATAGACAGGATGAAAGAAGGAGAATTAAAGCAGAGAAGCAGGAAATCTCCAAAAAAGCAGAAGAAGATGAAGCAAAGTTGATTGCACAACAGAAAACAGAAATGAATAAGTTGAACCAAAGGATGGCTGAGAATATCGGTGAGTTGAACAATCTCTTGAGAGCGTCAGAGGAGAGGATCTCGGGAATGGAAAGAGGTTACACCTCTATCGAGGAGGAGATCGGCAGGGCAGAATCAGGACAGGCTACCTTCAACGTTACCCTCCAGTATGCAGAGACATATGCAGACAACCTGGAGGGCGCTAATGATCGACTCGCTACCTCCTACAGCACCTTGTCCACCAATATCAGTAATGCTGCAGCTAGCTACAGGGAACTTGCGGAAGCGATCCGTGAGGCCAACAGCGCCGCATCATCGGGGGGAGGTACAAGCGGAGGTCGAGCTGAAGGCGGCCCTGTTACTGGTGGCACAAAGTACACGGTGAACGAGCTAGGTAAAGAGGCATTCCTGTCTGCTAGCGGCAAGCTGAGTATGATCAACGCGCCTGCGTGGGGCGAGTGGAGAGCCCCTTCTAGCGGTATTGTTATCCCTGCACACCTGACTTCTCAGCTCGACATCCCTTCGGGAGGCGTCAACCTTAACTCTGCTGCGATGAACAGGGGTATGGGTCCTGGTCGAACTGTTAGCAACGTACGCCAAGGCGATAACATCAACAACACCGTCACGATTCAGACGACCAGACCTCGACAGGCCGCTTCTGACGTCATGGTGCAACTGGCTAAGCTCAAGCGTGTTCGGTACTCTTGAGGTACCGACAGCCAGTAAAATGTTCTTCTTTGGCGACGATCCGAACCTAACCGCTGATTACTACATTCAACAAGCAAAAAAATACGGACCCAGGGTCCCTGACGTCCCCTTGGAGGAGATGGGAGAAAAGGATAGGGTTTATACCTATATCACGGCCAGGGTTGCTTACAGACAGGCGCAAGACGACCGCATTGGAGGGTTGGTATTGAGCGCCCTTAAAGATTTTATGATGGAAGTATTTCGCTCCGCAGTGACTGTTTCGGACGAGCTGGTCGAGGCGGTTGAGAAGAAGAAGTTTATACCACTAGGGGCGACGAAAGGTGAGTATCTGGAAATCATCAAAGAGGTTCGGCATCCTAGCTCAGCTGATAACGGTTGATGTCGCTGGGATTCTCCTATACACCTGTGGCGGGGACCCCCGTTTACGACATTACGGCTACAGATTTTACTGACAGCAGTTTACCGCGTACATACCTCTCAGAAGCTGCTTACGAAAGCTCGGCAAACGGGACTACTATCCTCTCAGGTCCTGCCTACCAGCAGAAATATGTTTGGGCTGTCGCCTGTCACATGACTCCCGCCAAAGCCCAGGAAATAGACGCTATGTTTAGGGCATGGGATGCCGATCGATCCAACGGCTATGCTGCCGCCATTGGGGTTGTTGATGAGACTTTTGGAGCACAGGTTAGTGCAAACGCCCTGTTTT